TCCACGGTGGTCAATGTCCTGATCGGCATGCGAGCCCTGCCCTCGCGAACGAAGACAGCCTCGCCACCGGTCTTGCGATTGATGGCAACGAAAGCGCCCCTGATCTGCTTGCGACCGCCGGACCTCTTGATCTGTAGCTTGAGCTGCGCCAGCCGGCCCCTCTTGTTGCGCTTCGGCGTTCCGCCTACCACGAAGTGGATCAGGTTCATGCCGCGCCCCTTGGTCGCACGCCGGGCCCTGAGTGAAGCCGAGAAGCGGATGCCACCACCACTAGCCCTGGCGTACTCGACATCGAGGCGGTCCTTGGCCTCACCCACCTTGACGCGGAACTCTTGGCTGATCTGCCGCGCCATCGCTGGCTTGCCCTGGCGCACTGTCTCGTTGAGCGCTCGCCTCATGGCCCTGTCGCCGACGTCCTTGGCCAGGCGATCGAGCTGCGCTGCGACCCTGGGGAAATTGTTCCTGATGCTGATCACGTTGCTCATGCCGCCTTCCTCCTCGCCTCTGCTGCTCCCAACCTGATGGCCGCCTCCGCAGCCCGGACGCGCTCGCACCAGGCGCGCCACCGAGCCGACCCGTCGGCGATGCGCGTGGCCCAATACGCCAGCGCCTCGGCATCGCTAGACGCAATCGCGGCCTTGATGGCCAGGCCGATGTCGGCCTGCTCCTCAGCCGTCCATTCCTCGGCTTTGGCCGCCGCCGGGAAGTCGATGCGCATTTGATCGATCACCGCCCAACCTCCTGAAAGGTTGGACGCGAGGTTAGACGGCGGAAAGCCTTGTGCTGCCTGAATCTGTCTAACCTCCTAACCTCGTCTAACCTGAATGTGCATAGCTGCACGTGTGCGCGCGTACGTGTGCGCGCCCGCTCATGTGCGCACGCGCCGGGAGGTTGGACGAGGTTAGGAGGTTGGACGGATGCCCTATCCATGCGGGTTTTCGCCGTCCAACCTTTTCCGGGCCGTCCAACCTCAGGTTGGTCGGTTGCCGATCTCTGGTTAAAACGGCACACCGGGAACCTCCACCGATGAACCTGCTGCGCTGGCCGACGAGGTTGAATCGTCTTCCTTCGGCCGCTCGTAGTACCACAGGCGATTGCCCGAGGTCTCCCGTTCCTTCTTCCATCCGAGCCGGCGCATGATCTTGCTGATCGCCATCGATTCCGCCTTGGCACGCCCGATCTTGCCGACCTCGATCTTGAGGCAGTCGGTCAGTAGCTCCAGCGCGGTGATCCTGGTCAGGGTGACGTCACCGAGGAATACCGCCACCCGCTCGAACCACGGATCCACCACTTCCCGCTCTGCCTGCTCCGGCTCAAACAGCAGCTGCTGCTCCTCGGCGGATGGGTGCCAACGCTCCCCGGCGCGGAAGGCCTCTACCGCCTCGGCAAACAACTGATCGCGCACACCCGCCAGGCCATCGATGTTGATGGAATCGATTTCCTCGCAGCGCAGCGGCCAGTAGCGGGTATTGCCCGTCTCATCCTTGAAGTACTCGCCCTCATTGGTCGAACCGCCAAACCCGACACTGCGCGGATGGTCTTCCGGGGCTGCCGCATAGGGCGCCCGGAAGCGATCAACCTGGCTTGAGATGAAGGCCTTGACCATGGTCGAGTCGGCGCGGCTGAATGAATCCAGCTCCGCGATCTCATACACCCACACCCCCTGGATCAGCTGGTAGCTGTCCTTGTTGTGCAGGTTGAGCGTTGAGTCGCCATACCACTTGCCCCCGAGCACTCGGAAGGCTGACGACTTGCCGCGATACTGGCGGCCCTCGAAGATCGGCATGAACCGCATCTGGCAGCCGGGCCGAAATATCCGCGCCACCAGGCCGATCAAGTATAAGCGACCGACCAGGCGGGTGTAATCCGATTCCTTGACGCCCATGTAATCGGTCAGCCACTTGTCGATACGTGGCGTGCCGTCCCAGGTCAGGCCGTCGAGGTATTCGCGCACCGGATGGCAGCGGTTTTCGTTGGCCGACCATCCCACCGCCAGCGTCAGGTTCTGCACGTTCTTGACGATCATGCGCTCTCGCTGCGCCAGCCAGAGGCCGAGGCGTAACGCATCGTCGCCATCCCACACCGCGTTTGTCTCGAAGCCATCGGCCGATCGCCACGGCGGCGCCTTGCGCATAACGATCTTCTTTGCGAACTCATCAGCCCACAGCACACCCTTCCAGTCCGGGTGGTGCTTGAGCATCAGATAGACGTTCTCGCGGCAATCGACCAGGTTGCCATTCTTGCGCAGGAGCATCCGCCGCCAGCCGTGCGGCCCGTAGTCCCCATCGGCGCCATCGTCCGGCGGCGGCTCGGGTGGTCCGCCCTGGCTTGCGCCAGCCCCGGAAGGGGTAGAAGCCAGACCCGACGGCAGATCGGACGCATCAACCGCGCCTGGCAGCGCATTCGCCGGCTTTCGCGGGCGGGCTTTCTTAGCCCTGGCCTTCGCCCAAGGCGAAACCCATCCAGCCGACTCAGCCAGCCCGAACACCGTTCCGAGGGTCAGCTTGTCCGGCTTGAAGCCATCCCACCGCCGGCGGGTATCCTCGCCGCCCGCATATTTCTCACTGGTGGCCGACCACGCATCCCACACGTAATACCCTGCGGTCCCAAGTCCCGCCTTGCAGGCCATGCCGACCTCGATCCACTGCTGGTACTCGGAGGGGTCAAGGTGCCCCATCGCCTCCTCGGCCAGCGCGACACTCTCCGCCTGGCTGCGCTGCTTTCCGCCCTGGGCAGATGGCATCGAAGGAGCCGGCGGCGCGGCGGCGGGTGCGGGTGTTTTCTTGCCCTTGACGGTCAGGCGCAAGCGGCGCAGTGCCGACTCACCCAGCGGCCTGATTTCTCCCGACGCACCGGGCCACGGTCGCGCGGTAAAGGTGAAATACTGTCGCCCGCAGAAGACCTCGATACCGACCTTGTTGCTCTTGAAGGTCTCCGTCTCGCCGGCGCAAATGATATGGACGCCCTTTCCGCTGGGCGATAGCTCGGTGTAACTGTCGCAGGCCTTGATGATCTCGGCACAGCGTTGAGAAATCTCGCCGGTATCGGGATCGATCATCCCGTCCAGGTCGATGCCGATCAGGCCGTCCCCCGGCAGAAAGGCAAAGCCGACCCCGTCGAAGCCGCGCTTGTTCGCGGCCGTCGCCGCCGCCAGGTAGGTGGTCAGCGCTGCGCGATCCGTGTCCGACCCCTGCGTTGCGTGCCGCCTGGATCCGCCGGCGTAATACGGCATCTTGCGCGGCTTCTTTTCCGGCGTCTCGCCGGGCTCGTATTTCCAGACCAGCCATTGCTGGCGCGCCGCCAGATCCGGAGGCACCGCGGCCACGTCCGGAATCGGGTTGCGCGCCAAATGCTGCGCCCGATAAGCCGCCAGATCAGCCCAAGGCAAGGTACCCGGATCCGTCATGGGCTACCGCTCGATAAAGCTGGAGAACACCCGGCCGACCGGATACCCGCCCGACCGCAACCACCACCCGCCCATGATCGACTCGACCGCCGATACCGTGGCCACCGGCGGCGCGGGCAGCAGCACCCGCGTCACCAGCACGCCGCCGGTCGGCAAAGCGCAGGTCTCCATGACATGCTCGTGGCGCGTCGCCACGACGTGCGATACCAAGGGACGCCTCATGCCGCGCGCTGCATCCGCTCCAGGGTGGCCAGGGCCGCCGCCAGCGTCTTGGTGCTTTGCTCCACCACGCTGGTCAGGCGATCGACCTCCTCGGCCCGGGTGATGGGCTTGATGTCGTAGCCGATCTCGCCCGACAGCCAGGCATAGGCCGTGTGATAACCCGCCTCGTGCGCCAGGCGCAGCAGCATCATGATCTGCGTCAGGGCCAGCTTCTCCTGCCGATCGTGATTCACGCAATCCAGCAGGTAGCGCGCCGCCGCATCGACGCTCTTGTCCGGAAACAGCAGCGGGCCCACACGCTTGATGCCCCCGAGCTGCTGGATGATCGCCTTCAGCGCGTCCTCGGGCGAATCGAAGAACGGCATGTCAATCTGCATGTCCGAACCCTTCCGAAAAATTCGGAAGCGTTCGGAAACACTTCCTACGGGTAAAAAAATAGGCTGTCGGTGTGGTCGTCACCCCGACAGCCGCAAGCCCGGCGCCAAAACCATAACGCCGGGAGGAGGAGACAAACATGTTCGACACCGTTGCGCCCCTAAGCCGACTGATGTTCCGGCAACGCATCACGCTGGCCAGGCGCTGCCGTTCCGCGCAGCAAGCCCCACTGCACATCAGGCCTCAGCTCCTCGCATGTCACGCCGGTCGCCTTCTCTATTTCAGGGCAGCGCTCGGCCGGGATTTGACGTCGCCCGGAGACCCACTGGCTTACTGTCGGCGGTGTCACGCGCAACACGCCAGCAAGGCGACTGATGCCACCCACAGCCGCGCACGCCTTTACGATCGGTTTCGGTTCCATGATCGAGAGCATAAGGCATTGCCTAATGGCGGTCAAGAGGCATTGCCTAACATGCTCGTGATTGGGTCTAATTAGGCAATGCTTACGGGCAAGGCTCTTGGTGCCGCCATCAAGTCGGCCCTGGAAAAAGCGGGGATGACCCAAGCCAGCGTGGCGCGCCAGTTCAACATCAAACCCCCATCCGTGTCGGGGGTGGATCAGCACAGGCAGAATTTCAAAACCCCACCTGGAAAAACTGCGCCTGCTGCTGGCAGACAAAGTCGGACCCGAACACTGGGGCCTGCCGATCGAGACCGACCATTGCGCCGCCGAATGTTGCACGCCGGACTATAAGGTCCTGACCGACGACGAATGGTGGCTGGTACTCGCCTACCGCGACGGCGGCAAAGACGTCCGCACCGGCATGCTGGCATTTGCACGCACCGTGCTGCCCGATC